AATAAGATGTAATATTCTCTATAGAGAGAACTGACACGATACATGTGATAAAGCATCCCGCGTTATATATCAAATCCCGCCACCTAGACGTAAAAACTAATGATGGACTTATGGTTAATAAGTACATAGCATGTCCCAATAATGGGGCGATAGATACAGGCTTTTTAGAATGAATTGCAATTGTACTTGATATAATAAATACCAAATTTATTATATCAATTATTCTTGAGAAAATAACAAGGTTATAAATAGATATAAGAAAAATAACTTCAAAAGCTATTCGCATATTCTTATTGTATTTTACTTCCACTACACCCGGAATGGGTTCAGGTTCTTGAACTGGTTCTACTAATGGGGGTGAAGTTTCAATACTTTCATTCACCCCAATTCGAAGAGATCCATCCGGTATTTCTACAACAACAAACTTTTCATTATTCATTATATACATTTTATGTAGGGATTAATACTTTTCTTAGGTTCTGCAATTTGTTTTAGATGAATAGTATGATAAGAAAAATTATATTTAGGAAATGTTTCTTTTATTTTATTAGACAATGTCGTAGCTGGAACTATATGGGATGACCCTAAACACACAGAATCTTTCTCATATTCAAGAAAACGATCCTCCATGTATACAAATTTTTCCAAATCTTCTTTCTTCACTCCATCCTTATGCATCAAAATATAAGTATCTTTAGATATTCCATTACTGATGTAAAAATGTTCGGATAAATCAACTTCCTCAGATGTTTTACGTTTCTCAAACATAATAAACAAGAGAACGATACCTAGTAGTACGTATATCATGCTATTATATAGATCAGATTAATTTTGAAAGATCTGTAATCTTATGAAGAATGTTGAAAAGTTGGTTGTGAGAAGTTACATCACCGGGTTTAACAATTTCAAGTTCGATTTGGTAGGATGCAGATTCTTCAGAATCCTTGTCAACACTGTCACCTGATGAGATAGTCATGTCGATACTGAGGTTTTTACGGACAAATGAGTGTCGAAGTTTAGATCTCTTCCTATCCATCTCATACTCCCCAAAGCTAGGAATCTCCCTAGAAATACTAAACCTGACATCTAGGGGTTCACATTTGAAATCTTCTTTTACGACATTAATTTTTTGTACCATAACTTGTTCCCCCGTGTCTTCATCAGACGAAATACGAATACCATTCGTATCATCATAATACACATCGGATGTAGTCGTTTTGACACTTTCCCATTCCGGGAACTTCTTGAGACCTTTTAGAACACGTTCAAATGTTTCTTTACCAACATTAGTGTCAAATAGAGAACCGTTATGTTTACCGAGACGAATCTCCACTTCAATGTGTTCCTCATCTTTATGAGAATTGAAGAGGGTGGTAACCTTTTCAGTGATAGTTTTGATATCCATTTTACTTACATTTACATAATGCGTCTTTTACTTAAGCCTTTTTTGTTCTTAAAGTTTAATGAAAGGGTTCGATAACAAAGGAAACACTTGTTATTTCAATACAGCTCTCCAATGCCTGTTATGTATTCCAGTGTTAAGTAACTTTTTCTTAAGGAGTCCTTATGATGGTGATTGTAAGTTTACACAGTGTTATTCTGAGTTAATTCGTACGTATTGGACGAAGGGTCAACGCACTCTCGATATCAAAACACTTATCGATCATTTCCGTGATAAGTTCCCCCGTTTCAGATCTAACGAACAACATGACGTTCAAGAAGCTATTATGTGTATCATCGATATTTTAGAGATATCTAGACCAGAAATCAAACAATGGTTTTATGGAAAGAAAACACAGAAAACTATATGGCCGGGTGGGAAGACATCGAATGAAGAGATATTCAGCGTTCATTTGATAACCTCCGATGGTAACGATATGGAAAAGATGCTTGCTAAAAGTACGGATTGGAATACAATTGAGAATTTTGAAGATACAGAAGGGAAAATGCATCATCTAGCTACGAGTCGAATGGTATTTTCTGAATTCCCCAAAGTTCTAATGATTTCATTTGATAGAAAAAGTCATATTAAAATTTTAGAAAAACTAATAATTGATAAACACGAATATACTCTCATATCGAGTGCTCTACATGTGGGTAATCAAAACGATGGACATTATGTAAGTTTTGTTAAATCGAAAAACAATTGGTATTTAATTGATGACGAAACAATTAAACAACACGATTTACCTGAAGAAGCTGGGTTTTACTTCATGGTTTACAATTTAAAAACTCCTCCATCTTAATGTTCTCCTTAATGTTAACGATCGTTCTATAAAACGTTCGACGATTGTTAGGGTGTGTTTTATCATGTCTCCTCTTAATCGGTTTCCACCACATTGGTTCTTCCCACCCCATATACATACATTCAACAATAGCTCCATCTTCGAACCATGGTTTATCGGCTATCCTGTTTGCAGGAATTTCAGACTCAAAAAACATCTTCCCTTTTTCTTGTATATACAATCTCCATGCAAGTGGTCCAGGGTTACACCCAGGTGTTTCCAAAGTGGGTTCACGTTTCATTAAGAAGTCTACAGTGTTTTTCATCTGTGGTTTCCATTTAAACATAGTCTCATGTGTTCCTAAACGAATTGGTTCATTGATCGGTGTAAAAACAAGTCCATCCACTTCTTGTTTTACCCCCGGGAGATAGTCTTCCATGAATTGTTTAAAGTCTTTCATATGGTGAAATTCTTTTAACTGAAGGCGATATTTATCGGACTTCATGTAAATAATTGGCTGAACTACCCCAAACTTAGCATACCCTAGTCGGTCCAATAAATTATCACTCCATACAGATTTCCCACTTATAAGCACAGCATCATAAATCATGAGTGTATTCTCATACAATTCGGCATCCAATATCGTCCCGTTATAGACCTCCTTTTTGAGATTAAGTGACACTTCAAACATATTGAATGCTCGATTCACAAACAGACATTTTTTCTTTCCCTCAAAAGTGAGAGCAACCATCATATGTCTCTCACCATCCGTCTTCTCACACACAACGTATTCACCCTTCTGTAGTATAGGGAAGTGCCTATACTCAATAGAAATTGGTTGAGGTCCGGGGAAATAGTCTTTACTACCCCATGTGGTGTGAATGAAGTTCACAACATATTTGTAAAGTGGGGAGTCCGACTTTATAGACATGTTTAATATTCACGTATAAACTTTAATTGACTTTTACACCGGCAGCGTTTAGAATGTTACTTACACATTCATGTGTATATGTTAGAGTTAACTTAGCTGCTGTAAATGCATAAACTCGCACATTTTGTTCGCTGAATTTCTCAAACATTTTTGGGGAAATTTTCCAGGTTCCAGCCTTTTTGATAACTTGTTTAGTATTCATCATCCATGCACGTGCATTAGTGAACGTTACATTATAGATATCCTTAGAAATCTTCTTTCCAACTTTAGTATCAAACTCGAGTCCCATTTGTGACACGGGTTCTTCGGAACCGGCTTGCACCTTGGTTTTAAACATGTCCCAATCAATTCCTTCCTTGACACCCGGGAATACTAGACATCCCAATGTATCATGGGGTTCGAAACACTGATCGAGTGAATCATCATCCATACCAATCCCGAAATCTATAAAGATGATACGATCGTGTGATTTCATATACCTTTGGATAGTTTCCGCTTTTTTGTATGGGTCATCATCAACATACGCTATCTCATTTTTACAGTTTTTTTGAAGACATCTAATATTCAGTCTCAAAACACTATGAAGTGTCTTCACGTGACACGATTTTGATCGTGTGACGAGAATAGTAACAAGATTCATATATATTAGGTATACTCTAAACCTTAAGCCTGTCATTGAGGCAACCACTGAATGGTAAATTCCCTACATGTCCTAATGTTGTATTGACATCCGCATAAATTTTACCATCAGCTTGTTGCCAACGTCGACAGAATGCATAGTCTTCAGATAGATACCTGCGATTCAATGGGTCAATCATACAGTCAAATGCTGCGTGATAATCGTCGAAATCTCGATTCTGATGATCGTTCTTACACCATAAATCTGGAAACTTCTCCTCTAGCGTCTTAAATACCGAACGCTTAATTACCATGAAACCTGTTGGCCCATCCAAGATTTCTATGAAACCATCCTTGATTGGGCGATTTTGCGCTCCGAAATTAATTACGAGACTGGATGACAGCATAGACATGTCACGAGTATCACCCTTCTTTACTGCTTCAGCTGCTTGATCCCACATGACAACCTTCTTGGGATAACACGCAACTGACAGATCATGCCCCGACTTAACGAGACGAACGACAGCCTCGGGATCGAAATGGATATCGGCATCTATAAACATAAAATACTCACAGTCAGTCTTTTGCATAAAACGACCTACGGAAACATTACGGGCGCGGTGAACTAGAGATTCATTTTCAGTTGTATCAAGAAATAATTGGATATTCTCTTTTATTAAAAGGATTTGAAGTTTGATTATACTAGTCAGATACTTTTCTAAACATAATCCACCATAACATGGTGTGGCTAAAAATAACTTCACCATTTACTATTACTAACTCTTAGCCTCTAAGTGCTTTTTTATAATATTCTCTATTTTGTTGAGTGTAGGTACCGATATATTACATTTTTCACAAAGTTCAGTTTTTTTTACTTTAGATCCTAGAATAATAAAAATGATAGCGGATGCTACACTGTTTGGTGTTTTACTCATGAGTTCTACACAGTCTTCCGTTGAGTTACATAGTTTGTTACATTGAAACCTTTCATCGCGTGTGATTTCAAACGAATTCAAAAGTCTATTCATTACGTCAAACGCTTTCGTAACATAATTCTTTTCTGTTATTCCCATGATCGTATCCTTAAATATCTGTGTAGTGCGACTCACATCTTTTGATTGAATACCGAACATATCCGATATTTCCTTTGTGGTTCGTGGGTGTTTAGCGAGGCGACATGCATATAAAACGCAGTTGGCTTTGATACCTAAACGTACCGCTCCACGAGTCAATTTTTCCTCGTTGAATTTTCTGTACATCATCTTTGCATCTTTGAGAACCGTATCGGGTAGAGTGTGACACGCTTCATCCATGTCACGGTATGCATGGAAAAGTGAGCGATCACGGTGGTTCATAGACATGTGGAAATTGATTTTTGCCATTCGTTTATTTTCATACGTCGACGAATGTTGGGTAGCTATAATAGTTCCTTTTCCCCAGTGTTGGGAAAAAAGCTCAGGGTTAGAATTCGGGTTACCACACCTAGATGGATCATTCACTTTTCCATCATCATTCATTCCACTCGTCCATTCAGCTGTGTCATCAATAAAGCGATCTTCAATGAGTCCACATTCCGAGCATGTTGGTAATCCTTCACGTGAATAAACCTTGACACCTAGACATTCACGACATATATGTGTATTCACTGGCTTGATTTCGTCTGTATTTTGTTTTAATAAATTGTCTACTTGAGACCATATAGTTGCCAGCATTGTTTTGAAATGGGCTCCTTTATTTAGTTTTTTCAAATAACGCATCACTGACTTAGGCGTCTTACACGTGATTCAATTAAATCAATTGCTTCTTTAAAACTGCGCGCTCCTGTAGAAGATGGCTCCCATTCCTTCCATTCTTTATCAATAGACGCATGATCGGGTGGTACTATGTCCTGCCCCTGAACCTCAGAATCTGGTACGATAAAACCTTCCATCTCCGAATCGGTGTCACTGTCTAGTTGCAGCTCTTGTACCTCACTATCACTATCTTCAATGTCAATTTCCGAGTAAAACGAGTACATGTCATCATCAACACGTTTCATTTCTAAATCTTCGAAAGTTGTTCCAGTTGGGTAATGTTCCATAAGACTGTCGTATGGTGCAGGGGACATTTCTACTCCATCAACCTTATACACGCAGGCAGATTTATAGATGGATTCAGTCGGGTTGAGATAATGAAGACCGAGTGTCTTGCCTGTATTCATTGCGACAACGGCATACATTACATCTTCCACACCATCTTCGTTTACTAAAACTTTTACGATATCATCTTGAATTATATCAGAGGGCACAATCATGCTTAGAGTTTTCCGACAAAAAATAATCAGCGATAATAGCACAGATGAAAGTTATTATATATTCGAAGGAAGGTTGTGAGTACTGTGACCTAGCCGTTACCTTATGTGAATCCGAGGGTTTGGATCATGAAAAGATCATGATCGAGAAAGAACAATTAAAAGAAATTTGCGGTGGCCCAGTATCAACCTACCCTCAAATATTTATTGATGATCGTCATGTCGGAACCTACTTTGACTTCCAAGACTACATTGAAGAAGAATACGAACCAATTCTCGCCCCTACACTGAATCGCTTTACAGTGTTCCCCCTGAAGTATCCCCACCTGTGGGAGCTTTATAAGAAGGCCCAAATGTCTAATTGGACTGCAGAAGAGGTTGATTTCTCTAAAGATGTAGAAGATTGGAAGACTCTAAACGATAACGAACAAAAGTTTATCAAGTATGTCCTAGCGTTTTTCGCTGGTTCCGATGGTATTGTTTTTGAAAACATTAACAATAATTTTGCTGATGAGGTACAGATTTCCGAAGCTCGCTCATTCTATGCGTATCAATGTCATAACGAAATGATACATGGCGAAACGTACTCTAAACTAATTGATAAATATATCAAAGACAGTACTGAAAAGAAGCAACTCTTCGAAGCCATACAAACAATCCCCTGTATACAAAATAAGGCCAACTGGGCTCTAAAATGGTTTGACACCAAAGCTCGTTCCTTTTCCGAACGTTTATTCGCATTTGCATGTGTTGAAGGAATCTTCTTTTCTGGTAGTTTTTGTGCCATCTTCTGGCTAAAGAAGCGGGGTTTAATGCCGGGTCTCTGTTTCAGTAATGAACTCATTTCTAGAGATGAAGGACTTCATCAAGAATTTGCTGTAGAACTTTTCAAAATGCTCCGTAACAAACCCTCCACTGAAACGATTCACTCGATCGTAAAGGAAGCTGTTGAGATTGAAAAGAATTTCATCATCGATGCTCTCCCATGTAACCTCATTGGGATGAATTCTGATAAAATGTCGGAATATATCGAATATGTATCTGATCGTCTCCTCAAACAAATAGGGCAGCCAGTCATTTGGGGTTCTAAAAACCCATTCGACTTTATGGAAAACATCAGCTTAGATGGAAAAACAAACTTTTTTGAAAAGAGAGTCGGAGATTACGGTAAAATGGACGATGATTCCGAGAACCTCGCCTTTGATGAAGAGTTTTAAATGGATTTCATATTTTACAACCAATTGACATGAATTGTTTGTAGAATACAATAATTGAGTATTGAGTATTGATTTATTGGAATAAGCCACCGTCAACACCGATCTCAAAAGGCTCTAATACCTTCTTGGTGTCAACTTGGGGAGTTTCAGGTTCTTTGAACCCTGGTTCGGGTGCAGGTGCTTCAGCCATAGGTACAACGACCTTTATACCCTTCTTCACCTCTTTCTTCTTCTTCTCGGGGGTAGCCCCACTGGAACATGAAGGACCATCCTTCCTAATGTTCATCATAGCCCAAACAACGAGCATGAAAACAACTGAGTGTACTACAAGACCCAATGTAGTAGGGCATCCCGTGGGGGACGCGATCCTGGAACCAATAATTCCCCTGACAAGACGAAATGTAGAGGGGTTGGCGATTACGAAAAACGTAAGAGCAGATATAATCGAAATGATAAACTTGTCTTCCTGTTTCTTACCGTTACATCCGCATCCACAGTCTTTAAATAGACCCATGATTTATATACTATAATTCAACAAAAAAAACTGGCTTAAAGTTGAACCACCTAGTTAATATATAACCAACTACAACATGTCGCTCTCTATTCAACAATCATCTGAATTCTCCCCTGCCTCCGTGCAGTTTTCAAAACTTCGTAAAAACAAGAATGGCGGCAAAGCCGTCTACCTCAATGCTGGCGACAACAAAAAACTATACGTTCAACTCCCTTTCATGCGCTCACCATATGGTCTAAGCGCCTATACTGATGAAGCGACTGGACGCACTTCGTACTCTCTTGACCTTTCCTTTGATCCCGATAATGCAGAGGCTATGGCGCTTCACGAGAAGCTTAGTGAACTCGATGACATCATCGTAAACACAGTAGCTGAGAATGCGAAGGAATGGCTCGGTAAGGAATTCAATGTGGCTGTTCTAAAAGAGGCCCTCTACAAGCCAATTGTTCGTCCGGGTAAGGAACAGTACCCTGCTACTCTCAAGCTCAAGGTTCTTACCAAGAGTGACGGTACATTTGTACCCGAATCATACAGTATGAACCGTGAACGCGTTTCTCTCGATAGTATCGAGAAGGGACAAAAGGCTCTAGCTATCATTGATATCAATCAGATTTGGTTCATTGATAACAAGTTTGGGGTCACCATCCGTCTCCAACAGGTTCTTATCGAGAAGTCTGTCAAGCTTCCTTCATTTGCATTTCAAGGGGTTGAACTACCCGATGAAGAGCTAGAGGTGGATGTTGAGATCGACGAGATTGAGGAAGTTGACGAGTAAATTTATAAATTCTTGCTCTGCAGCCGACGCCCACCTTTGTTGGTACGTTTTTTTGCTGACATCTTAAGAGGAGCTACCATTGCGTAGTGTTCTTCAATCATAGATTGTATCCGACCAAAGTGGTAGGCAGTAGTTACCAGGGTTGCAACGAATATAAGTTGTATAATCGCGAATCGGTTTAACTTCATCATTATATACTGTATGTAAACATAAAAAAATCCTTATTGGTAAGATACTTTTATATCTTACGAATAAATTCTCCGTATATACTAAGCATGTCGAACCTCGAGAGCAACCTCAAAAAAATTTTACGAGGTAAAAAAGCATGTAATCCAGGTGACTATTTGAAAGTCCCTAAATTCCGTAAAAATCTCCCACAAGAAATGAAACCTGGGAAGGGTAAGGTACTTGGTGAAGGCTTGTATGGTAAGGTGTACCGTGGGAGCGTCAATGATAACGGTCGTAGATATGTTGCATACAAAGAAATAGATACCAAAAAGAATGATTTGGGTATGGCTGCGTTTGAATATAAAGTTGCGAAAAAGCTGAAAGGTTACGGTGTTCCCGACATGTATCTTTACAAAAAATGCAAGGGTATGGATATTCTTTATCTTGAATATGTAAAAGGTGATGAATTACATAAATGGTGGAAAACAAAACCTTCAATAAATGAGATTAAATCTGTCATGACCCAGATTTTGTATAATCTCTATAGAATTAAAAAGAAGTTCCCGGGATTTAGACACCACGATCTTCATAGATCTAATATTTTGGTTAGATCCGTTCCTGTCAAGAAAATTGAGGTGAAATTGTTAAACAAAACCTATACTATCTCGAATGGTGGTGTTGAGGCCGTCATGATTGATTTCGGTCTATCCCTCTTCCCTAAACTAGCAAATCCTGCTATTAATGATGGTGGTCTCAAATCTGTAGGGATTTCGAGAAAGTCCCACCATCTATATGACCTTCATCTATTTTTGAATACTATTTTCACGTTAGTCAAAGATCCACAAAATACGGAAGAGCGTCAAGTATTTGAATTTATCAAATCCATTATCCCCGAGGGGCATCGTGGTATGGCGAATAAATACGTGACACAGTACCGCCTCGGGCCGAACATGGATGCTAACCATAATAAAAGTTTACCCAGTTTCGAACAGGTTTTATCTAAACCCTTCTTCACGGGTGAGAGTCAAGTAAACAAAATTGTCAAACGGGTTGTCCGTAGACCAAAACCCGCACCTCTGGTTATTGTCACCAAACCAAAAGAACCCGTTAATCAAGCGAATGCCATGGCGCGTGCAATTGCTGTTATGAAAGCGGGTAGAGAAAAGAAGAAAGTCGTACAACCTTTGAGGAAGCCGGGTGTCGTCGTTAAGAAGCTTACCCCCAAAGCTCCCGTTAAAGAGAAGGAGATCGTGGACTTATATATGTTTACCAATATGAAGGGTAAAGAACATATGTACAAGTCTAAGGCTTGGTATGAGAAAGCCCTAGCTAAAAATAGAGCCGCGCGTAATAGGGATATTAGTAGCGCGACTGCAACGGCTGTCGTTGCAGTGGGTGAGGTTGCCAAGTTGCAGCTAAAAAGGAAGTTGAACGCAAAAAACTATGCAATGACTGATTCGATGATTAGGGATTTACGAAAATTAAATAATTAAGTATTATAAATGATACTGGCGGTTCTACTTATCATTATAAATGTCTACATTCTGATCGAGCTGGGTAAGAAACCTGCTACTGCGGTCATTTCTACTGAAAAATGGACTGTTTACGGGACCAATGATTGTGAATGGTGTCGTAAGCAGTTAGAGTATATGAAAAAAACTGGTAAACAGTTTGAATTTATCGATTGCACTCAAAACGAGTGTACTGGTGTTAGTGGGTTTCCAACCATTCTTCACCCAGATGGTAACAAATCTGTCGGTTATACAGAAGTTTAACGATCAAGACCAGAGATTACCCTGATGGAAATCGAAAGGATGAACGCATCAAGCATGCTGTTGATAGGCTTGAGTACGGTGATGTGCTTCACGAGGGAGCTGTTCCACACGATGCGGAGGATGAAGGTGCTGATGAGAATCGACAGCACAAAGATGAGAAGTTCCCTGATAGCATCAGACTTATTTTCGGACTTAAGAAGGTTGGCAAACATTTACTACTTACTGACATTTTTTTCTAAGTAGACTATAGATGTCAAAGACTAATCAACCTTCGGTGAAACCCAAACCTAAACCTAAACCCAAGGCGAAGCCTAAAATCAAGGAACTTCCATTGAGTGGGGCTGAAAACAAATTCACAAACCGTCGGTGGTCTTCAGACAAAGGTATACCCAATAACAATTGTTACGCATATGCTATAGGTGACTATGAAGCGTATCGCTGGCAAAAATCTATACCAGGTGACCGCTCTGGGTTATCTAATATCAAACATGATTACACCACTTGCAAGGATCTCCCTAGGCGCGTTATTTCTGATAACCCCAAAACGGTCTATAAGGTTGATGGTGACAAGAAGTGTAAAAAGGGGTACTTTAAAATGATGATGTTTGTTTCTTCTGGGCGAGGTACGGGTTATATTCGACAAGGTGATTTTCACTTTTACAAGCAACATGGCGTCATTGAATATAAAATTAAACCTGGTGATACGATTAAGTCCGTTGCTTCGTTTTTTAAGATCCCGGAATCTAGAGTTAAAAATGGTGGTAGATTCATAGTTGGAAAGCGTATTGTATTCAAAGCTAACGTCTTTAGTCACAAGCGTGGCTGGGCTACTGGCCCACTACTAGGGGATGCGAATGGGAAGGCAATCAAGGATCCTCGAACCGCTTCTAGAAAGTATAAAGAGTTAAACTATGACCAGTACTGCAGTTCATTCTGCGTCAAGGATAGTGGGGTCAAAGTCGGAAAGGGATATCCCAAGATCTGATAGAATACTGTTTAAATCTAATGTGTTTTGTGCTTCAAATGATATATCAAACATATCTAGTACATCTAGGATTGATTCTTCGTTCAAAGAAACAATGTTAGAAACTTGTGTATAATTGTTATGTATAGTAACATCAACTTTGAACTGTGAGACGTCAAATACCTTTCTACAGGTGGGACACGTGTACTTACCTTGTGCTTTCCATTTTTCTAGACAATGGGTATGAAATATATGTCCACATCGGATCGGGGGATTAATCCTTGTTGACCTGACTTCATTTAGACATATAGAACACGTAGACATTCTAGAATATGGGTGTAAAGTTTTTTTTGGAATTTAGCTCAGTTAGTAAATATCGGCTGCAACAACCAAAGGTTTGTCACAATTTTTACAATTTTCTCTTCCCTGTTCCTCTTGAACCTTTGACATGAGCTGGGGTCCCTGCTTCTGGAGCAATTGCCTGTAAGAATAGTTATCTTCAAAACTGATACCATTCTGCTTCATCACATAGTTGTTGAATAATTGCGCTGACGTATTGATTGTGAAACAACGTCCATCGGCCATACCAAGTCGTTGCGACATCTTTATTACTATAAAATTAGAAATTAATTTGTCTGTTCGTAATCGTTTTTATCCAAGATTGAAATCCATTTTCTTTCAAGTGTTTTACAAATGGATCACATCTGTATCCAAGGAAAATATCGAATACATCAGTGTCTTCTGTACGGGATACCCGAATAGAAGGATTTTCATTGATGTGTTGGTTAATAATGTTATAAGCAAATGCAATTTCTTTCAGTGTTTCCGCCCCTGTGATGATGATTTTACCGGTACTGAAGATACTGCAAGTGATTTCTTTCATCTCATGTGCCGGTTTAAACTTGATCTTCACTGCTGAATATCTGTCGGGTTCAAACGATACTTTGAAGATATCATTGTATCGCTCAAACCAGTCTGAAACTTTCATAAGGTTGATGTTATAGTTGAGACTGAAGTTTGAATTGATCATCACAACCCTGAAAGTGTCACTAGTTACTTTAACATCCATATCAAGAAAAACCTTGAAAATATGAATAAGTTGGGTAATAATGCGTTTGCAATCAAAGAGATCACAACACCCAGCGACTTGAATACTACCATTTGGGAAGACTTTTACAGATTTAGTACTGTAAGTGTCGTGGTAAGTCAATGTAACTTGATTGTAAAAAGTTGTAGGTTTCAATTTCCATTCAAAACCACTGGTATTTGAACCAGCGCGCTTCATCCTGTATATGCCAATGTCTTCAAAAATAGCTCGAAGGCGTTTGATGTCAATGTTTTGAAGAAAGTTGGAAACCATCGTAATGGTTGTAATTTTTATCCATGAAGGTCTTATATCTTCGGGTAATTCATTCCTAAACTCGTTAATACTAAGAAGATAGGAGAATGAGTTGTTTGCAATAGTAGAGTACATTTTGGGCCATACAATATAAGACGGTGTGATGCAACTTAGGTGTTTAAAGAATAAATCCTTTATATCGCTAGATGTCTGCCTTCTTTAAATATGCAAAAGTCGTACATGATGTTGAATCGGATCTCACTTACGTGGAAATCGTCTACGATATGTACGTTCGTGGACAAGGCTACCAGACATTCACTGACTACATGAATACCGAACCCCTGGCGGATTGGACTGTTTTTGAAGCAAAGAAACACTCGATTCCTTACCTAAAATTCCTAGATATTATGGTTTCTAAGACTATCGAGGTTAGACAGCGAATGGCTGAATTGGCTCTTGACGTCATTCTATCATCTAAGCAGACCGTTAAGACATACGTTCGTCTCGCACATGCAAGTAAAATTCTAGATCCCAGCTTCCAGCCACCCATTATTAATATGAAAAGTGCTTGGCAGAGAGAGTTTATTATTAAGTTTTGTAAGAAACAATTACCTCATTGTATTGAGGGTTGTATTAAATTAGATAGGCTTGAATATTTTTTTACTGTCTTGCGTATGATACAACAAGACTTATAAAAACAACACCTAGAAACATACCAAAATATGGAATTTTCTCTTCCTTCGCAACACCAACTTTAACCTTTTCAGATGAATCACATGTAAAACCGGTGTCAATATTCCTTCGGGGATGAATAGCACTGAATACAGTCGTTGGTTTTTCTTGAGTTTCACACAACCCGAAACTACAGTATACACTCTCATCCGTGTCAAAATTACCCCCTCCTGTAGAGGATTTCGTAAAATTATCAAAAGCAGCTGTCTGTCCCACACTTCCTGGAAGGGAAAAATCGTGTTTGACAAATGGATTGACATCATTTATAGAATCATCGTCACTGAGCATAAACTTACTCATAATTACTATTAGTTCAGATTATATTTCTTATCGTTCATTTTGAATCGATGTACTTGCCACATCTGATCGAGATCAACATTTAACATATGCGCGAGTTGAAACAAATAACTAAATACATCCCCCATCTCCATCATCACATCTGTACCTCGATCCTTCTTCAAATTTGTTTTCTTATACATTTTCTTATACTGTCTGATAGCCGATGCAAGTTCACCTACTTCTTCAGACAGGAGAAGCCATACAGTGTCTATTGGTGCTCTATCCCACCCCTTTGATTTACACACCTTTTCCGTTTCATTCTTGTAATAGTTCAGACTCATACTTATCCAAGAGGGTGATTGTAACTTTAATATAGTTAATTTACAACCCAATTTTATTGTTGTATGGCAACTTCTTTCCAACCGTACTCGTATTTACGGGTTTATCCATGATATTCCTTGTTGTGTCAATTTCACTCACATACGCAATGTATTGAGAAACACCCGTCTGAATTTGGGATAAAGCAGTCTCGATAACACGAGCGTTCATAGCCTTTACCTGTGTGTTGACCGCCTTATGGTGGTTACCGGAATTGTTGATGAATACTACGCGCATGATTCCGTACAAATCATCAGGATTCTGGTAATCAATCGATATACCAGTACGATCCTTAAACGCCTGACGAATTCCACGCTGAAGAATATTTTTGTTAAATTCAGAAAAGAAGAGTGAATTCAATGGAGTCTCACACTGTTTGACAGAATTCAGGTGGAGATTACTCATTTAATATACACCTGGAAAAAAAAACTATGTAAATATTAAATGATGAACTACTCGGACTTTAATGAAGCTTATGCCAATGGTCCCAACTCGGTTGATACAATTTCATGCAGCGCCCCCTCCTGTTTCGTTGGGTCGTACGCCCCAGTCACCAAGGCTGGTGAGGATGGACCATTCTACGTGAATACCTATCTCCTCCAGCCCGACCGCCGGATGGAAACACTTGGAACAGCCACTGTTCGAAGTGCCGACTTAAATTTGAAGAAGTAAGTTAAAAATAAAATTGGAAAAGAAAGTATATGAGGGTGATTAAACGCTCAGGTCGTATTGAGGATATGAAATTTGATAATGTCACCAATAGGATCAAGAATTTAACGTATGGACTTTCTGAGAACTGCGACTCTAGCAAGGTTGCTCAACAGGTATTCTCTTCCATGTACGACCAAATTACCGCCCAAGAAATTGATACTCTCTCTGCAGAGATTTGTATCGGAATGATCACATCTGATCCGGACTACGAAATCCTCGCCACCCGTATTGTTGCGAGTAACATTCAGAAGGTATGTCCCAATAACTTTCATCTCGCGATGAGAAAGCTTCTAAAAGCCGGTATTATTACCGAAGAAGTATCAGATGTCGCTTTTAAAGTAAAGGATGATATCAATACTGATCGGGATTTTGATTTTGGTTATTTTGGTATAAAAACACTCGAGAAGGGATATCTTCAGCGCGTTGATGGGAGGTTGGTAGAAACACCCCAATACTTGTTTATGCGGGTAGCTATTGGTATTCACGGTAAAGATGTCCCCTCTGTTTTGGAAACCTATGATAAAATGTCCCAAGGTCTTTTCATCCATGCTACACCTACCTTATTTAATGCTGGAACACCACGTCCACAAATGTCCTCTTGTTTTTTGATTGCAAACAAGGAAGATTCCATTGATGGCATCTATGGAACACTAACAGAGTGCGCCCAGATTAGCAAATGGGCGGGTGGAATCGGTATGCATATCCACGATATCCGTTCCAATAAGTCTCGTATTCAGGGTACAAACGGTCAATCGGATGGTATTATCCCAATGCTTCGTGTATTCAATGCCACAGCTCGTTATGTGAACCAGGCTGGTCGTCGCAAAGGATCTATCGCTGTGTATATTGAACCATGGCATGCAGATATCATGGATTTCCTCGAACTCCGTCTTAACCAAGGTGATGAAGAAGCTCGTTGCCGTGACCTTTTCTCGGCTATGTGGATTCCTGATCTGTTCATGAAACGGGTCGAAGAAGGTGGTAAATGGTCCCTGTTTTGCCCTAACAAGGCAAAGGGTCTATCAGATGTCTATGGTAAAGAATTCGAAGATCTCTACACCAAATACGAAGAGGAAGGACTCGCGAATGTTACCGTCCCCGCGGCAGATGTATGGAAAGCGATTCTCAAGTCTCAAACTGAGACGGGTACACCGTATATGCTTTACAAAGATGCATGTAACTCTAAGAGTAACCAAAAGAATTTGGGTGTCATCAAGAGTTCTAACCTGTGTACTGAAATTATTGAGTACACAAACAAGGACGAAACAGCGGTTTGTAATCTGGCGTCTATCGCATTACCCAAATATGTAAACAAGGAGACGAAGAAATTTGATTACGAAAAACTTCATGAAGTAACTAAAATTGTTACAAAGAATCTCAACCGTGTAATTGATAGAAACTTCTATCCCGTTGAAACAGCAAAACGTTCCAATATGAGACATAGACCTATCGGTCTAGGGGTACAGGGACTTGCGGACGTATTCATATTGTGTGGCCTCCCGTTTGATTGCGAAGAGTCACGATTGATGAATGCTCACATCTTTGAGACAATTTATCACGCTGCCCTAGAATCCAGTTCGGAACTAGCTGAAATTGATGGTTCGTATGAAACATTTAATGGTTCTCCTGCATCCGAGGGTATCCTTCAACCGGACATGTGGGAAGGTGAAACGAAGTTCAGTGGGCGATATGATTGGGATGCAATGCGTGAACGCGTAAAAACAAAGGGTCTTCGTAACAGTCTTCTTCTGGCTCCCATGCCTACCGCCTCTACAGCTCAAATTTTGGGTAATAACGAGTGTTTTGAACCTTACACGACTAACATCTATTTACGACGAACCATCGCAGGTGAATTCGTGGTAGTAAATAACCATCTTGTCAATGATCTCAAGAAACGTGGTTTGTGGTCTAAGGAGATGAAGGACCTGATGGTTAAAGCTGGTGGATCAATTCAGAATATTGTAGACATCCCTGATGATATTAAGATTCTATACAAAACTGTTTGGGAGATCAGTCAGAAATGCATTATTGACATGGCAGCAGACAGGGGTCACTTTATCGATCAATCTCAATCTATGAATCTTTTCATAGAGAGTCCAACTATGTCAAAGCTTTCTTCAATGCATATGTACGCATGGAAATCTGGTCTTAAGACTGGTATGTATTATTTGAGAAGTAAGGCCAAAGCTCGACCAATCCAGTTTAGTTTGGAACCAGATTGTGTGGCGTGCTCGGCTTAAAGTTTATAATTGTAAAAGGAATAGAAAGCCATGGACAACGTAATTAACAATATTCAAATCAATGAATTTAATAACCGAAAAATCGTAGTCACTACAAAACAAGGGACACCATTTCGTATGCAATTTCCGCGTATGTATATGCCCTTCGGTGTTTCTGGTTTTACACCGGAAGTCGGGCAGACAAAGTACAATATCGATTTCGCCGTCAAAGGGTATGATGAAGATGAGAGTTACATGAAGAAGTTTTACGATTCGGTAAGAACGATTGAAGACATGATAATTGATTCTGTAGTCGAACAAAGTGTAACTATCTTCGGCAAACCCATGAGTAAGGAGGAACTGATTCCAATGTTTAATTCGAACCTAAAAATGTCAGCTGAACGTGAACCAAAGTTTAGGGTGAAGGTTGATACTGATATGAATGACAATATTAAGGCTACGGTCTATAATTCCGATAAAAATCCGATTAAGGATGACGTCACAAATGGTCTCTATGCAAGGAATTCGGGTCATGCTATTGCTGAACTCAATAGCGTGTATTTCTTGAATAGGATGTTTGGTTGTACTTGGAAGTTGTATCAGCTCGTTGTTTACGAGCCTCAAAATTTAAAGGGTTTTCAATTTGTGCTACCTAATTAAGCAAGCATAGGAAGACGCTGACCCCGAGCGTTCATTCTGAAGTTTCCACCACGTGGACCTACCATCACTGGGGCACCAGCCTGTACACCTACAGCCATGGCACCCATCTTTTTCGCGGCGTTCGCTTGTGCTGAGTTCAACTTAGCGGTACCGAATTTGATCGCATTTTGAGTCATCTGCTGACCCTTCGCCTTGGCTGCAGCCTTCAACTCACCGGCTGCATTCTTGGCCATATTTTTCGCAACACCCTTTGCTTCTTTCGCGGCGGCCTTCAAGGCCATTTTCGCCATAGCACCAAAGCCCATTATATTATTGTACTGTATACTTATATTTTTTTATCACTTCTTCATTGGAGAAACTATGTTAGTTCCCATCTGGTTAAGAAATGATGGTGTAGGTTTATAGTTGCGTCCACTCGAGGTATTTACGTATGTACCACCATTGGCACCCTGCATGATACGTCGACCCTGACCATCCAAATAATTAGTTGGAACATTCGCATTGAACTGCAGACCCCTACTGATAGCAACTTGTTTCGCCTTTTCGAGTGCCTGTCCCTGGGCCTGCTGAACCATAGCGAGCGCCTGTTCGTGCGCCTTTTGAGCCATCGCATAACCTTGTGACTGCGCTTGTTCCGCGAGGGATTTACCCCGCGCCTTGGCCATGTTCGAATTACCAGCTTTTCCTCTGTTGAGATTGCTCCCACCATTGTTAGGTGTTCGAGTCAAGGCGTTCACCAATTTACTACCATTATTGTTTTTCGTGTTATTTGGTACTTGACCTTGGTTTGTCGCCATTATTACTTTTTAACAATATTTTTTTTATTCAACATTAAAATACGATATATCGTCTGAGCCTCCTTGAGTAATTTACCTTGAATCCTGATAAATTCCGTAGGGTCCAAACCTAGTCTAATTTTAGCGACTTTCACAGAGTCTTCCCAGCTTTTGAGAGACATTCTTACCTTATATCTACAAAATTTTACTGCATCTTAGCGATCTTTTTCTCGTACTCCTTTGTACCAGTCTTGGGCTGGAGTTTGAACCCACTCTTCTTGGGTTTGAAAACCTTCACCATCGCCTTCTTACCTTCCTTCTTCATACGTGCGAGAGCAGCCTTGCTGGCCGCCTTGGATACGATATGACCTTCTTTCATGATCAAATCTTTTTTGGAGAGACCTCCGGGTGTTTTATCAGCGTTACCATGGAAAACTTCAGCGCGTGTACCAACAGTCATTTATATTAGGCTTTGAAAATTTTTTTGATATCCATAATTGAAATTTTATCTGAAGTTCTGTTGACAGGAATCTGGTTCTCAATTCGTTCATCATTCAAAACTTTAGAACACACAATCGATTTATGTCCTTGAAGTGCCATCATTTCTTGTTCGACACTCACAAAACGCGGGCATTCCTTATATACCAATTTTTTCACGTAAACTGGTCGTGTTTGCCCGCTCCTGTGACTTCGACCAATAGCTTGGAGTTCAGTTGCCGGATTCCAAGATGGACCAGTGATATATACCCGAGTTGCTTCCTGAAGATTCAGTCCCTGCCCCCCAGCTTTGATCTGGATGATGAATACCGCACCTGGTGGAGCACTTTTGAATTCTGATAGTTGCTTCACCCTGTCATCCTTGTTAACTGAACCATCGATGCGGTAGACGGGGCATTCCATATTTTTCTGAATATGGTCCATTTCACCTCTGAACTGACAAAAGATCAGAGACTTTTCATCCGGGTGTTCTTTAATCATCCTGAAAAGTGTCTCCATTTTATGAGAACGACCAACCCATTTTTCTCCCTGAACCTTCGTTTGTTTTGCAACACCATCTAGGTACATCTGAGGCCAAATCATGCACTGTCTCGCACGAAGAAGACATTCCAAAATAACCATGTTTTTCGCGTTCAAACTTTGCGCGTATTTAAACGTTTCGCGGATAGTATCCTGTGCCTCAAGAAATACCATCTCATAGAGTTGTTTTTCGTCCTGATACATATCCAATTCAACATTTTCGAAATAACAAGGTGGGAGTTGAAGGCGGTCACAGAGATCATCCTTCGTTCTCCTCAATATGTAAATGTCTTTGATCTTGTTAGACATTCCTTGAACCAAAGATTTCGATAATCCTAGAAAGGTGCAAAGTGATACAAAATCCTCCATTGAATTGAAAACAGGTGTACCAGTCACGATCCATTTGATTTGTGTATGAAGTTGGCAGACACTTTTGAATATTTTTGATTTTTTGTTGCGGATTTCATGGGCTTCATCCAAAATGACCCTATCCCATAAGATCTTGTGAAGAGGTGTCTTTACCTCAGAGGTTTGACCTTTCACAGTCAGGAGAGTATAAGGCGCGATAGTAATATCCGCATCCACAAATTTCCTGTCTGGTCCATCAAATACATTGATGGAAAGAGACGGTGCAAATCTGTTGATCTCTTCAACCCATTGGGTGATAATAGATTTGGGTACGATGATGAGTGTACGTTTTTGAGGGTTTCCAAGCATAGTGGAAACCAACTGCACAGTCTTACCCAGACCCATTTCGTCACACAGAAACCCCCCCTTGGGTCCTGATTGCTGATTTTCCATAGTAAGCATCCATAGTACACCTTCCCTTTGATAGGGTACAAATAGACGCCCGTTCAAACCAGTCTTCGCAAGGTTGTATTGGTCTTCAATCTTCATGGAAATAGTCTTCTTCAGGATTTGGTTCAATCTCGCAGATGAGAGGTTCAACTTCCTTTTTCTTGCGAGTTTTCTTCAACTTAGGTACGGGAAGTTCATCTAAATGTTCTCTAAAATAGAGAACTTTTTCCCAAAATTCCCTCATAATTGGTAGGTTGGTTTTCCACCATTCACGGTCACGAGGTACATTGACGACGTCAAATTCTTCCGGCTTCGGCCAATTTGTTTCAGCTGGTTTATACTGGATGAAATCAGCCGACTCAAGGTCTAAAATTTCCATACATAATTGAAGTTGGGGCATGTAATGGATAGGCACCTCACCGGGTACAATCTGTCGCATTGGAGGGCATTTAATCTCAACGAGTTTACCAGATTCAGATACACCATCAGGGCTTCCACCAAGCCATGAGTGTACCGGGTGAGGACATAGACCAAGTTCGTGTACGACCTCTCCGTGTCGCTCCTCATATAAAATTCGTGCTTCATCTTCATACTTCTCACCGTGTCGTGTAGCTGCATTCCCAGTAAACTTCTCACCAAGACCGCATTTTTTTAGTAGAAGTCCATCGGGTGTTTCATATTTGTTTACACCGATAGCTGTAGCTGCATCACTTGCAGTCAACATCTTACCTCGGAGAGCAAGCCACTCTTCAGATTTCTGTGCGGCATATTCCCTCTCTAACGCAGCTTTCACATTTGGGTGCATACTAAATTAAGTAATTGTATAACTTTTAAGCTGTTCGAAGAATAACTTAGCTGCATTTTGTTCAGCTTGTTTCTTACTTTTTGCTGCTCCTCTACTCATAAATCTATTATTAACGTAGATATCAATGTAGAATATTCCTTCATGATGCGCAACAACTCTATATTCGGGGAGTTGCCAATTGTTTACTTGACAATATCGCATTAGATGATCCTTAAAATTGTCGTCAATCATAATTAGATTCAGATCAATATATTTAGGGTCATTGTAAATCCTAAGCACAAACTCTTTAGCGTGAAGAAGACCCAAATCCATATAAATTGCCCCAATTAGAGCTTCAAAAACATCTTCAAGTATTTTCGGATTATTGTTCCAACCGTTACGCATCCCCTTTTCATCCATAACCACTAAATTCTCAAGACCAAGTATTTTTGCTATTTGTGCGAGGGTTTCACCACGGACCAATTTTGTACGAGCCTTCGTGAGGAAACCCTCTTGACGACTTTCATATTGATCGAATAAGAATTTAGTGATTACAAACCCTAATACAGAGTCGCCAATAAACTCGAGAGTCTCAAATGATTCGTTTAATTTTTCGTATTCTTTTATAGCTGATTTATGCGTAAATGCCTTTTGGTACAAATCAAGGTTTTTGATCTTTGTACCAACAAGTTGTTCGATTTGAGGTTTAGTAACAAAGGTTACTACCATGTTGTTAATGTTATGTTTTATTTTTTTAAGCCTTTACGGGATCCTTCTTAATGTAATGAGGAGACAGGTACTTCTGGAGGTTAAGGTATGTTACCACAACATCAGCTGGAGGGGCGAGTAGATCGCGGAGCTTATCGTCTAGGATGATTTGACGACCGTTCTCGGGGTGCTTGAGACCCTTCTCGATGATATACTTGTTAACGACCTTGGTTACCTCCGAGCGAGAGATAAGATCACCTTCGGGAAGTGTAAGGAATTCCCGCAACTTAGGTGTGATTTCCTGTTTGCGGTTGAAGCCGTTGTTGGCGGCGCGGGCCTTGGCCTTTTCACCATCGGGATCCTCCTGGATGCTCTTAACCTTGCGAACAAGTTTGACAAGAGACTTAATGTCGGAGCGGAGAGCAGCAAGTTCGGTTTCAATAGTTTCAAGAGACATTATATCTTATTTAGGGATCCTATCTTTAAGTCATAATAGCAACATGAAAATACCAGCTAAAACTACCGTTAAAAACATAAGAATCTTTATATCCAAATGCTCTATCTGTCTAATGGGTTTGGTGAGTATCGGGCGCTTTACGATCCTGAATGGTTCTCTGGGGAACTTACCAGGGCACCCACCAGCACAACAGTCTTTGGGACACGGGATTACATGAGGTCCTTTTCTCACACCACAAAATTGTTCTCTCTTTGGATTTTTTACATCATCGTAGGCGTAACACCTACATTCCTCAATAACATTGCAGACCATATTATTATATCACGATATAATAATGGATGAAAAAAGTTACTCGAAAGTTCGGATTCAATCGTTTATGAATGAAAATTTATTTTTTAAAGATGCAAAATTGAAAAAATATTTCGACAGGAATGAACAAAGGGATTTAGGAAAATTCAGACAACGGCTACATGACAAATTCCCAGATAAGGACCTGGAAAAAATGGTGTATGTCGTAGTAACAGATTCTATTCGCGATATAATACTTGACACTATCGGAGAACTTACTGAAATGTTTAAGTCCTCTGGTGATCTCATTGTAAGTGGTGGTGAAGCTTTCAATTTATACGTCGATTACGCTGATCGTATTATAACAACAGATATTGATGCGAAATTTGTTCCTTTTATGAAAACAAATGCGAAATATTTTGGTAAACTTCAAGCACTCAAATTATTGTTATGGGACAGTTTAGGTAAACTATCACAAAAGTTGAACTTACGAATTAAGAAACGCATTTTATCATTCCAGAGTCAACATAGTAAGTTGTTTAAATTTATTGGTATTGGTTTCAATAAAAGTGGACCGTATGTAACCAGACGGTACACTTTAATTAAGAAGAAGAAAGGTGGTTCTACAAATAAACCCGCGAAAGGAGATGTTTTCATCGATGTCGAGTTATTTGCCCTAGATCTGAATATTCGTTTCTTTTCCCCAAAGAGTGCACGAATTCAGAATACCACTTTAGGTGGTATCCTAGATATACCTTTTATGAGACCAAATGAATTTGGATATGAAGTGTCACAAACTAAGCGCAAAGGTATCATTTATAGAAATCCACAGACAGGAAAGATGATAAACAATCAAAAGATATACATCGCGAGTAAGGAATTTTTATTTGAAGATATTTATCTTATGCAAAAACTGAAACTTAGACCAGATAAGAAGATCAGAGACCGACTTCGTCTTATAAAACTCGGTCAACTCTTTGATAAGAGAGTCGTTGCATCAGATTCCATGGATACTGTATTCAAGAAGGTTCGCCCTAAATTGACTGGATTGAAAAGAAACCCTGTGGTGAAACATAGAAATGTTAACATTAAGAAAGCTAAAAAGGTAAACCCCCGGAACCATAGCAAATTCACCACTGAACCTTCTAAAGAGCGTTTATCGAAACAAATCGTTCATGGTCTGAAACCAGTCACAAATACAATGAACGCGAATGGTTTTGAAAAATCACATGGAAATAAACGTTTCAATTTGAAAACTTTGAAGTGGAAGAATGCGAATAATAACGCATACGTGAAAAACGAGTTTTCACTTAGACCAACCCAGGCGAAACCATTACCTAAGAAGTTGAATATATCCAAAACTCTGTATGGATATAAGGCTGGTCGGAATGATTGGGTGTCTAAAGATCTTTTAAACAATGCCGCTGCTATACCTTTTATTGGTTTAAAGAAGTAAATCATAAATATATCATAATGTTTTACAACACCCCATCCAAAGGTGACGATGGACTCTACTTTGTTCAGGCTTCCAGTGACGAAAAGTGTAAATGTCTCGTCCAATTGAATGGTGTTACTGTATCCGAAATGTCAGGAGAAATGATTTTTGATATGAATACTGAATCTAATACCAAGAAAATCAACGATGTCGAGTCTATGAACTTGAGTGCTGCACATGAGAACTGTGTTGAATGGTTTGGTAAGCAACTTTCGGAAAGGGTTATTAATGGAGCTCACAGTGGTGTACTGACTAACGGTCAGATGACCGTTGATGTTCTCACCGACCCCCCGGTTCGTGTATTTAATACCAACAAGGAACCAATCGAATTTGATAACGTTCAACCTGATAGAATGTGTGATGTTCTCGTCGAGTTTGCTGGGTTGTGGTTCGCCAAAAAGGCTTTCGGTGGTTACTGGAATGTCGTTCAGATTCGACTCCATGATGAACCAGTCAAGGAAGTACCAGTAAAGAATCTTTACCCAGAAGAATACGCTTTCATGGATGAACCAGAGCCAGAGATCGAACCCGAACCAGAGGTCGAACCCGAACCCAAGGTTTCGGAATCGACCGAACCTCAGAAGACGATCAAAGAACGGATCGACATTCTCACCGAATAAAAAAAATTTGTTAACAGTATATAAACGATGATGAAGGGTCGCACCCAGCAAATCATGATGATCGCCGCCATCGCCGTGGTGATTTACCTTTTGTGTGTCATGAATAAAAATTCTAACTACTCCATCTCCGAGAAGGAATACAGTGTGTTCGGTTCGACCGCCACCACTGGGCCATCCACTGCCACTGCTGGCGCTGGTATGCAGAAGGGTACCGGCCTCGCCTCGTCCCTGCTCCCCCGTGAGGTTGCCTCGAAGGAAGATTTCGGTCAGTTTGCCCCAGAAGATGTACTCAAGGGCCAAAACTTCCTCGAGCCCCGCGCCCAGGTTGGCTACCCCGAGACCGTCGGTGGTGCTCTCCGCAACGCCAATCAGCAGATCCGCGCTGACCCACCTAACCCCAAGGCGCCCTTTGTATGGAACAACTCCACCATCGCGCCCGACACCATGCAACGTGGGTTGTGTGCTTAAAGATTAAAAAACTATAATTATAAATGGCTTCCGTATCGAATGACCTAACTGAAACTGTATCTAAGCTCGTAGAACTTACTAAACAACTTGCTGAAGCAAAATCTGATATCAAAGTCCTTAACCAGGAAGAGAAACGTTTGAAAGAGAATGTTAAGAAGCATATGGTTTCCCAGGGTATTGATACCATTAACCTCAGAAAAGGTAAAATCAGTATACGTAAAAGTGTACGCAAAGCTGGAATTAACAAAGACGCTGTAAAGGTGGGTCTTAGTAAATTTTTCAGCGGTGACGAAGTAAAAGTGGAAGGAGCCCTAAATGCCATTCAGGATAATCTTAAAGTTAAGGAATCGACCTCACTTTCATTAACTGGTATAAAAGATAAGCCTGTGAAAGAAGATAAGTAAAGCACGATGGTTTGGAGTCAATATGTCGACGAAGCAACTATCGGGTTTGACGCATACATCAGTGATGATGAAGAAAATAACGAACACACTCCTCTGAATATCGAAGACTGGGAAGTCGAATACTCAGATGAATTGCATATGATGTGGAATACAATAGAAGCTCTGTTGTATGACGCACACATTCAACACTCAGGAAAATTTTGTGATTTTGTTGAGTTTTGTTATTGGCAACACGACAGTAACCAGGGTCGTGTCACGTGGGAAGATGGGGAACAGACGAAATGGTATGAACAACGTGTTGCGCACATTTGGAGAAATGTCAGGCGTATCATTAATCATAATCATCTTCACGAAGAAATGATGCATGGCGCCACCTTTTACGACTTTATGGATTTTTCTAAAAATTATATGAGTATATACTAAATGCTACCTGATATTACTACACAGAAGGTCGCCGTCCCAGCGGCGCTTTTTCTCGCACTGAGCCCCGGTATTCTGCTTACCACCGATGGCACAAAAATTGCATTTATGGACAAAAAAATGGATCAAACGTCGGTATTCTTCCATGCTCTCGTATTCTTTCTCGCGTACAGCATGATCGCCAAAGCTATGGGTTTGGTTCTCACACAGACGGATCTCCTCGTAACCACCTCCCTATTCCTTCTTCTAAGCCCAGGTCTTCTCTTGAGTATCCCACCAGGTTCGAAGGGTCTCTACATGTCTGGCGAGACTGGTATAGAATCAGTAATGATTCATGCAGTAGTGTTTGCTGTAGTCTTCGCGCTTTTACGTCGCCAATTTCCTCAATTCTACTAAGTAAGAAGATGAAGTATCTCGTCTTGGGTCCAGCATCCATGGCTATATTTTCACTCATAGGGTCCCTGAAAGCTCGGGAATCACAATTAGCTGATGTGAAGGAGATTTCAGGTTCCTCAGCGGGATCTATTTTAGCTTTATTTTTAGCTTTAGGTATGTCCGTCGACGAAATTTTAGATGTGTGTTTAAAAGTAAATATCCCTAATTTCGTTAAGATACGTATAGGTTCATTCTTTACCAAATTTGGTTTTGTATCGATGACACCCATTCGTAAGAAACTAGTCGAAATATGTGGGTGTGACCCAACCTTTAAAGAACTAGAGATGAAAATTCATATTTCAGCATTTTGTTTAAACACAAATGAAACAGAATACTTCTCTAAAGACACCCATCCAGAAATGAAGGTGATTGATGCAGTGTGTATGAGTATGGCCGTTCCTCTTATATTCGCATGTGGTAAATATAATGGTAGAACATACGTTGATGGGGGTACACAGGAACAATACCCCATTAACCCCTTTTTAGATAAAAAACCACATGAAGTTGCATGTATAAAAATCAAGATGGATCGTATATATCAGGAAGATATTGAAAGTCCAATACAATTCGTACAGTCGTTAGTTAGTTCTTCACTCAAGAACCGAATAGACTATAACATACCAGTAGAAGTTATAGATATTAACGTGAAGGATACGAATGTATTCAATTTTAGTATGACATATGAAGAAAAAGTGAAATTATACAATATAGGATACTTATCTCAATAATACTTTTTTTGTTAGTTTAATATAAATGACGGAAGCGTGTGATCCAGACGCTGACATCGAATCCCTCAGAAAAATGATTAAAATGCAAACTGGGGAAGACATTAAACTCACAAGGAAAGAGATGTGTGACGCATATGATAACATACATGGGGGGAAATTACCTTTTCCACCCCTTGTTATGAGCTCCGACAGGACATACTTACTCGACCGAATCTCTCCATTGAAACCCCTCGATTATGAGCTTCTTTTTGATTCTGCCACTAAGCGTAACGATCTCAAACGAATCGCGCGTAAGGTTGGTCTCACCTCCCAGGTAGAACAAAAGACTAAAAAACAATTAGTCGATGCTATCGGAAAACGCCTCAGGTATTTGAAAATTCGCGAACCCGTGAAGATCGTATCGAAGCGTCTTATAGTAAAAAGTGCCAGGAATTCCATCAACAATACAGCAGTGAACAACACAGCAGTGGGTAACAACACAGCAGTGAACAACACAGCAGTTAATAACAATGGAAATTCTAAAAATGGTTTCAATAACAATTCCGCTTATAATAACACGGAAAATAGAGGATCAAATTTCAATAACTTTGGTTCAAATGCAAAGAATGGTGGTTCCAATAACAACTTTGGTGGTTCCAACAATAATAACCGTGGTTCCAATAACAACTTTGGTGGTTCCAATAATAATAACCGTGGTTCCAACAACCTTTCAGGTAATAAGCCTGGATTAACCTTTAAAAATGGATCTAACAATAAATCGGGATCGATAAGTTTTCCAAATAAGCTGTCTTTTAAACCTAAATTTTTATCCAATAACAAATCAAATAACACTCAGCAGGCACCAACCGTTCCCACTGGTAACATGTTTGCTAAAAAGACACCCGCATTTTTAACTCAGCCCCAAAATTCTGCTCCAGCTCCGGCTGCAGCTCCTTTCAGTGGCAGTGTAAAAAAGAATGCCAGTTTCCTTAATAAGGGTGCATCAGCTCCGGCTGCAGCTCCTTTCAGTGGGGGGATCAAGAAGAATGCCAGTTTCCTGAATAAGGGTGCATCAGCTCCAGCTGCGTCACCTTTCAGTGGTGGTGTCAAGAAGAATGTAGTGGGGGGTGCCGTGGCTGCGGGGGCAGCGACTGCAGTAGCGGCGAGTGCCGCAAATAAGAAGCCCGGTATGTTTAATTGGATGTTTAAGAAAAAGAATGCCAAAACGGCTAACGGTGCTAACAAGGTCAACGCTGGAACTGGTGCTAACAAGGTCAACGCTGGAACTGGTACCAACAATGGTGCTAACAAGGTCAACACTGGAACTGGTACCAACAATGGTGCTAACAAGGTCAACGCTGGAACTGGTACCAACAATGGTGCTAACAAGGTCAACACTGGAACTGGTACCAACAATGGTGCTAACAAGGTCAACACCGGGAGTGGTAACAAGTTGGTAAATGCGCTTATGGGTCCTAACAAGGTCAACACTGGAACTGGTACCAACAATGGTGCTAACAAGGTCAACACTAAAAATGGCCCCAATCGCGATGTCGCAATCGTAGCCAATAAACTTCTTACCGAAATTAACAAAGATGTCGTGAAGGAACTGCGAAC